ATGAAGAGGAACCCTCTAGCCTGTCTCTTGCAGATCTTGCACGAACCGAAAACCGACAATTTCCGTGTACTTGCCATTCTTCTGAACCTTAATTTCGGCAGGTTTGAGTAAGGAATTTGCCTTACCGATCGCATCTACTGTCGTGGTCGGAATGACTCCCGGCCCGGTCATGCGATCCATCCACCACTTGATTGCCTTGTCTCGTGCGAATCCCTTGTGCTCAAGGCAGATCCACTCCCGGTAAACCACCATGCCTGAGCGGTACTCGACTCTCAGACTGTTAGGACTTCCCGGCTTAACGTGTTGTCTGTACGCAACAGAGTTAACCGGGACCCACTGGCTCGGGATGGCAGTGCTCATCACCGGCAGCGTCGTCGCCGTACGCTCAATCTCAGGCTCTCTAGGGGGCCAGACGTATCCACAGTCGGGGCACTCAGTGAGCGCCGCAAAAACGATGCTGTCGCATTCTGGGCAGGTCTTGGTCGGGGCTTCGCCTGCCTCATCGGTCTTGCGCGGCTTCTTGGGATTGACCCGATCCACCGGCCCGTGCCGAGCGACGTTACCGGCGAAGTCCAGCACAAGGCAGTCCTCCTTGCCGGGGTGATTACGCATTCCACGACCCATGATTTGTATATACAAGCCGGTTGACTGGGTCGGGCGTAGCAGTGCGAGCAGGTCTACCGCAGGGGCGTTAAAGCCGGTCGTGAGCACGCCCATGGATGCAATAGAGCGGATCTTGCCTGCCTTAAAGTCACGCACAATCCGATCGCGCTCGGCATCGGGAGTGTCCCCGAAGATTGTTTCACAGGAGATACCATGCTTCCTGATTAGCTCGGCGATGTGCGTGGCGTGGCTTACGCCTGAGCAAAAGATCAGCCATGACTTTCGCTCGGCTCCGAAGCTCACGATCTCGCGCACCGCTGCCTCGTTGACATCGCTGCGATCGACCGCACGCTCCAGCTCACCGGCTACGAACTCACCGCCTCGGGTGCTAACTCCGCTGACATCCAATCGCGTCTTCGGCTGCTTCGATACGAGCTTTGTCAAATATTTCTGCTCGACCATCTCGCGAACGCCAGCCTCGTAAGACAGGCCGTCGAAGAGCGAGTCATCACCGCCATACAGAAGGCCGGAGTCGAGCCGGTATGGCGTAGCCGTCAGGCCCACCACCCGCAGGTGCGGGTTCATCACTTTCAGGTTCTTGAGGAACTTCTGATACATCGTATTGGTCTTACGCGGAATCAGGTGTGCCTCGTCCACCAGTACCAAGTCCACCTTCACGAACTTGGATGCTTTGTTGTGAACCGACTGTATCCCACAGAATACAATTGACGGGTCGTACTCACGACGCTTCAAGCCAGCCGAGTTCACGCCAGCAGGCGCTTCCGGCCAGAGCGTCTTCAGCTCATCGTAGTTCTGACGGATCAACTCGCGAACGTGCGTCACGACCAGAATCTTTGTATCCGGCCATTGAGCAAGAATGCGCTTACAGAACTCCGCGATGACGATGCTCTTACCGGTGCCGGTAGGTAGCACGATCAGCGGATTGCCGTCGTTCAACTCAAAGTATCTTAGAGTGCTATCGATCGCTTCTTGTTGATAAGGTCTAAGAGTAATCACGAATCCAGCTCCGGTTTCGGGCATGACTGAACAATCGCCATTGCCACTTGTTTCACTCGTTCTAGTTCACCGACTGCTTGTGCCATGATGAGAGCGTAGGCGTAACAATCCAGAGCCTTCATAACGATGTCCAGATCTTCAGCAGTCAGCAGCATCGTTGCGTCTACTTCTATCTCTTCATCATCTATTTCGATTGGTCGATCCATACAGACCCGTCCCCCAGTTTGTATTCAACCCAGTTCGGTCCTGAGTTTATCTGCTCTCCGGGTATCAAGTCTGGTACGAAAAGATGATGTTCGCAGCCCTTTATCTGAGCTTCTAGATTGATGCCGTTATTGTGCAACTCGCACTTCCATCCGCCCGTCTTAAGCGGCGTGCTGTGCAGGCAGGTCCTGCAAGACTTCTGCCTTGGCATGTCCTGCTCGTGACACATGCTGTGGAATGTGCAGTACTTGCACTCGTGCCATGCCGGGTTGTTGGAGATCTTGCCTGCGGGTCTGCTAGCAAAGATCACTCGGTTGGCTTTATCAATAAACTTCTCGGCATCTTCTTTGTTGTACTCAGTGACAACGCTTGTGATGTCGCGCACACCAGCAGAGGCTGCGGTCAAGTAATGCTTCGTAGCACCGAAGTAATGCATATAGATCTGAGCCTGCGCGTAGTACACGTAGTCCCAGCTCTTTAACGCTTCGGCTTCGCTCTTGGCTTTGAGAGACACGAGCTTCTTGTACTTGGTGTCGTTAGTGACTTTGCATTCCCAGACGTAGAGCGTGTCTGGGTCTTGAATCAAGCCCGTCAGTAACCCGTCGCAGTTACCGCGAAAGTGTCCGCCCAGCGCCTCGAATGAGTGCTGAACACCGGGTTCCTTTTCCGTGGAAAGATCTAGCCCCGCTACCTTGCGGAGTAGGTCTGCAACTACCTGTTCACCCCGATGCCCATCGTTAATTCGACGTAACCCAGCGGCTTCAATAAACCCTCGCTTGACCCAGCGGAAATTTAACCACAGTTTGCGATCGCATACATCACCTACTGCGGAAGCCCCAAGGTATCCCCTAGGGCGATTGTCTTGCTCGGCTTCCATGGCGGCGTTAACCGCCCGGAGCGTCAAGTCTTGATAGTCTGAAATATTAGCCATTTTAAACCCCACACATCCCTTCGCATTCGTTGTTGAACATGTCTATTTGCCCGTGATCCTCGGCTGTGGACAGGTCCACTTCTGCCAACGGCTTACAAGAGCGATGCATAAACTGCTGGCTTTTCATACCCGGCTGCTGACGTATCGCCTCGTCCACCTCAAGGGCATCGGCCCACAATTCCGGGTCAGCCTTGATGGATCGCCACTCGTTATCGTTATGGAACGGACATCCAATACAGGATGACTTCGGCGGTAGCGGATAGCCTTTACGCTCCATCCACGCCAAGCAATCCGACCGGCTCATACCCTTTTCAATGAGCGGCCAACGATGAACTTTCCAAGCTTCTTGCGAGTGTTTCATCCGCATGGCTTCGTCCGTGCTAATGCCAATCAGCATTTCGCACAAGACTTCTTTGGTGCGCTTACGAGGTGCAAGCCCAATAAGCTCTCTTGTCTTTTTGGTTAACGGCTGAATTTTGTATTCAGACGTACACTGGCGACGACCTAAAGCGCGATCACCGTTCGGCATAACCATGTGCCACGGGATGGCAGCAACTCTCGTGCCTTGCTGCTTGTTCAAAATGTCCTGACGCAAATTCCCCCTCTGCACTCGGTGCACCGGGTAAGGCAATTGCTTTTCTAGCCAATCCAACCAGTCATAAACCTTTTTTGGCTCCCAGCCGGTATCTGCAAAGATGGCAGCTTCCACAGGCTCTAATTCGCCATGGGCAATCATTAACGCCAAGGTTGATGACTGAACTCCAGCGCCCAGAGAAAGGAATCGTTTCATAGCCCCTCCAAGAGGGAGGCGCGACACCCGGTAGTAGTGGGGTAAGGCAGAGGTATATGCCCCCGGATGCCGCGCCTCTTTATTTACTTCTTATGACGTTCCCAAGGCTTCGGTGCAGCGCCCGTAGGTGCTGCTGCCGGGGCCGGAGCGGCGGCTGCTACACGCTGAGGAGCCGTACCGCCAGCGGGCAGGTACTTAGCCTGAGCATCCAGACCGCCCTGCTTGTTCTCCTTGTGCTTAATCACAACTCGAACAGGCTTGAAGTGCAACTCATCCGAATCATCGGGCGGGAAGTCGTAGCCCATGGCGGTGTAGAGCGCGTGGAACTGACGCTGAGCAATCTGCTGCGCCTGCTCGTTGACGTTCTTGAGATTCAGACGATCCCAGAACTTGCGTCCCGGCGGGCATGGACCACTCAGAACGTCAAACTCCAACTGCAAGTACCAGCCGGTACCCGCCTTCGTGTCACGACGCTCGGATTTGATGATCTGCATGACGTACTCGCCAGCAGGCAGGATTTCCGAAACAGGTTGTTCAATGTTCTGAAAGTCAGCAACATTAAGATCAAGTTTAGCCATTTTATTTACTCTCCAATTACAGCGTTCATAGAAGTGCCAAGTGCTTCTGCAAACTTGGCGTAATCAAGGGACAGTTGGTCCGGCAGAGGCCAGCGAGACTTCGCCTGCCAACCCGGTCGCTCCTGCGTGTACAGCACACGGTTACCGTTACCCACAGCGCGAGTGATCTTTTGGTTAAAGCCAACGTCGCTCTTCACGGTGCTGTACTGCTGGTTCGCGAACATCAGGATGTCGCACCACTCGCTAATCAGGCTGGCGCTGCCGTGATGCAGGTCTAGCTGATAGCGATCATACGGATCGGCCAGCGGGTCATCAAAACGCTTGACCTGCGTGTGCGCGAGTAGAACCACCTGCATGTTCTTTGCAGAGCGCAAGTGGTCCAGCCCTTCCAGAATCTGCTTCCAGTAGTCGGCTGCGGCTTTGTATCCGCGACCGTAGCCAATGGCGTCGATCGTGGCGACGTTGTTGTCCTTCGCGACTCGCTTATGAACAAGCTGCTCGGCCCAATCGGCGCTGTCAATCACCACCGTTGAGAAGTCATGATTCTCTTCGGCCAGCGAGCCGATAGCTTCCATGATGTCCTCGTAGGACTGGCACAGCGGGAATGCCGTCACGTTGATGGCGTCGAGGCCCTCTTCGGTTTGGATGAAGACCGGGTTCGGAGCCTGAGCGGCAAAGGTGGACTTACCGATGCCGTGGGTTCCGTAGAGCACGATCCGGGGCGGGCGAGCCACCCCTGTTTTTCTCAGACTGCTAAGTGAAATAGCCATGTGCTATTAAGCTCCTTTTACGATGGTTACCGCTGTTTTGGCGGGTTTGATGGTTAACGCCTTGGCGAGCAGCTTGTAAATTTGCGGCTCGTTGTTGGCGAGGTATTTCACGCCAGTGTCGTCAAGCTCGCGCTTGATCTTCACGGGCTGAAGGTCCTGCGGGATTTTTGCTGCAATCGACTGATCGAACAGATCCCAATCGATCTTGCGATTCAGCTTGCCGGTGATGGTGATCTTGTAGTCACCAATGTCGTGAGTCTGCGAGCCTTCTTCACGCGCACCAACCAGTGCGATGAGTTCTTCTTCTAAGGCTACGCGGCGCTCGTTAGCTTCTTTCTCAGCCAGCTTGGCTTCGAACAGCTCGCTTGCAATCTCAACTTCGTTACGCATTTTCGTTCCTCGTTCAGTGTTTGTGTTCTCGACGGAGAGAGATGCTACACCCCCTTGTGACGGATTGCAAGGGGTGGCATGATGTCACCATGGAAACACGAATTTTATCTCTTTCGGAGTGGCTGGAAGAGAACTGCTTGACACATGAAGAGTTTGCGCTTATGTGCGGCTGTACTCGCGCTGCCGTGACCCGGTGGGCCAGCGGTTCCAGAGCGCCATCACCTAAGTGGTTGAAGGTTATTGAGCGCAAGACCAAGGGTCAAGTGAATATAGCGATCGAAAGTCGTTTGACCGAAGGAGAACGCATCTATTTAAGCCTTCGGAAACAGGGGCTTACGCTATCTGCTGCGGCGAAAAAGATACGCATTCATCGCAATACTTTGGCTCGTTTTGTGAGGGGCCAAGCAGATACGCCGTCAAACATTGTTGAACGTATATACAAAGTAGCGGGGTTGAAATGATCGATTTAGTTATCTACGGGAAGCCGACAGGTAAGGCTCGCCCCAGATTTAGCCGTCGCGGCGGGAAGGTCGTGACGTTTACACCGAGAGAAACGCAGATTTACGAGCAGAACATCAAGTCTTTGGCTCAGGTCGCGATGATCGGTAAGGACATGTTTGCAGGTCCTGTGAAGGTTACGATTAAGGCTTACTTTTCCCACAAGAAAAAGACGGGATGGCATGTATCGCGTCCCGATATTGACAACATCGTCAAGGCCATTTTGGACGGCCTGAATGGCGTCGTCTTTGCGGATGATGCATCGGTAGCACAGCTCGTTGCCTCAAAGGAATACGGCGAGGAGCGAGTAGAGGTTCAAATAGAAAATGTCTGAAAATTTCATGGAACAGTATGGTGCGAAGCTCGTTGACGCGGGCTATCGCATCATTCCCATCATGCCGGGTACTAAGCGTCCCGGTCGGTATGACGGTGAAAGGTGGGGCGATCTCGCTCGCTGGACCGAAGTCACCGCTCAGAACTTCCACGTTGATATCTGGTCAAAGTGGCCCGGTTGCGGCATCGGCATCCTAGCGGGTGAGGTGGTCGCGATCGATATCGATGTGCTTGACCAGCAGGTAGCCATTGAAGTCGGTAACGTCTTCCAGAAGAAGCTTGGCCAGACGGACCTGATCCGTATCGGCAAGTCTCCGAAGGCGTTGTATCTGTACCGCACGCTTGAGCCGTTCAGCAAGATCTCGCTGCACCCAATCGAAGTGCTCGGGCAGGGTCAGCAGTTCGTCGCCTATGCGATACATCCGGATACCAGCAAGCCCTACGAGTGGCCCTTCGAGGCTCCGCACGAGATCCCATTAGAGCGGCTCCCGCTCGTGACCCGTGAGCAGGTGCTAGAGGCCGCGGAGGAGGCTTATAAAGCATTACCGCCACCCCTACGCAAGCGATCGCTCAGCCCGAAAGGTCAGATCTTCGTACCGGATAAGGATGCGAAGTCGTCCTACGAGGGTCTGGTTGGTACCTACGCTGCCGTTGAGGATGCCCTGCGCTACGTCCCGAATCCGGACCTGTCGTGGGATGACTGGAACCGCATCGGTATGGCGATTTACTGCGCGACCGAGGCGAAGGGCTTCTACATCTTTGACCAGTGGTCGCAGGCTTCTGGCAAATACAACCAGATTGAAACCCGGCAGCGTTGGGATCACTACAGCAAGTCTCCGCCCACCAAGATTGGCGCTGGTTCGCTGTACTTCCACGCGCAGCAGAACGGCTGGGTTCCG